TGGGCCAGTTGATGCCGGTAGCTCACTCTCGCTCCGACGAGACACGCTCCTTCTTCGACGCGACCAGCATCACAGGGTAAGCCATGCCGCGAGGCGTGTTCACACCCTGGTCTTTTCTTCCACCCTTCCAGCATGGTGCCCCAGGTTCAGCCAACACGGTTGGTGGCGGCGGTGGCATGGGACCATTCTTCCGGGATGCTCTGGATGCGCGCCGGTCTGCCTACAACCAGACGCCAGAGGCCATGTACGCGGACGGCTACCTGGGGACTATCAACACCCGGCGCCAGGACCGGCTGCTTGACAGCCTCAAGAACCGGGCCAACCAGCGTTCCTATGTCCGGGGCGTTCATAAAGGGGAACGCATCGACCCGAGCGACTATTACTGGCCGGGAGAGCTACAGCCCCAGGCCGGCATCATGCGCCAGGGCCAGGAGGCCATGCCCTTCGACACCATGGTGCTCAGCCCGCGCTACGCCCCGCATCAGGAACTCGTGCCCATGTACAGCCCTCGTGAGGAATCGATGATGGGGGCCGAGCCTGGCATCGGGCGCACCACCCAGCTAAAGAAATTGGCACCTCCATGGAGATGAGATAGCCATGCCCAACGTACAACGCCGGCTTCCTGGCGAGCAGTGGAGTGCCTTCAGCACCAAGCAACCTGGCTCCCAGCAGCCCAGTGCCTTCAGCGGCGAGCAACAGGGGCAGCTTTTTTCTACAAAGCCTTACCAGCAGGAGCAAGCGCCGCCATCGACAGGTTACAAGTGGGGGCGTCCTGCGGATCGCCCGCTTGGCCCAGAGATGCCATCTGAGCAGCTAAAGCTCCAACCTCAGCCCCAGCAGCAGCCCAAGTCCCCGTTTGCCGAGAGCGGTATCGGCAAGTACTACGTCAAGAATGGTAATGGGCGGCAGTTCAACAAACCGGCTGTCATGGGCGCCGTCAAGAGTGGCATCCAGGCCTACAGCGAGGCTCAGTACTTTCGCCACTCTGGCATGGGGTCTGCGTTACGCCACACCCTGGGCATGCCCCAGATGCCGTCCCATATGAACGACTACCTGCGGGCGCGTCACAACACCAACGTCAGAGGAGAAGACCCTCACTCGATCACGGCTCAACTAGGAGCCGTCGATCCCGACGAGTACATGCACTGGTAGGCCATGCCCAACTTTGACGAGTTCTTCCCCTTCGATCCTGGTTTCGGGGCCTCAGCTAGTGCTGCCCGTTGGCGCAAGATGGCGAACCTGTGGATAGCCGATGGGGTGGTCGCCAACTACCTGAACCAGATGAACGGCACGCTGGTGGGCAACCAGATCACGGTGCAGAGCGGGGCGGTGTTCATCCATGGTTACTACGCCGAGATCGTCAACTCGCAGACCTTCACCGTAGGCACCAACGGCACCATCGTGGCCCAGGCCAACTTCAATACTGAGCTAGTGGCCCTGGTCTATCGAGACACAGTGGTTGACTACGGCAGCGGAGGCTATGAGCAGGACACCAACATCTGGGAGATCCCCATCTGGGGGATCTCGGGCGGTAACACGCTCCTCGATCTGCGGAATCTGATCAACCCGGCAACGGGACTGCGTTGGTCAGCCAGCCAACCGGGATCCACACCTATCGCCAGCGCTGGCACCCTCCAGAGCAACTTCGGTCTGGCGCGCATTCCCTATGTGGCCCAGGGCTTCCTGCACGGCACGCTGTTGCTCACCTTCAGCGACCTGAGCCAGGCCCAGAGCGCCATTTGTCAGATGACCTACCAGTGGGGTGCGGGAGACCAACAGGTCAGTCCTACCATCACACCGGCTAACTCAGCCGGTTTCGCCGCCAACACATCCCTATCGATGCCAGTGGCGCTGACCGGAGCCATACCGGTTACTCAAGGAAAGAAGACCTTCGGATGGAGAGTGACAGCGGGGACAGGACCGGGGATCCAGGTGTCGCAGATGACGCTGAGCCTGTGGACGGGGGGCAGGCCTCCGGTGGTGTAGTCACCTTGGAGCTAAACGAAGAGGGCAAACTCGTCAACCAGGAGACCGGCGAGGAACACGCCCCCGGACCCGACCTAGTCCCCTTTGAAGAAACACTGCCACCATGGCTCTGGGACCAGCACAACGCCCCACCACCTCAGGAAGTTGAACCGTGAGCAATCTGGCTGATACCTACGTCCCCTTCGACACGGGACCGGGCGCGACCGCTACGCCGGCCCGGTGGCGCTCGATGTCGAGAGGCTTTCAGTGGAACGGCATCATTCCCGGCTATGCCACCCAGTTCGCGGCCACCATCGCCAACGGCGTCGTAACCATCCAGCCGGGAGCGGTCTGGGTCGACGGCTTCTACGGAGAGATCACCGTCAACCACACCGTCAGCAGCGCAGGACTAGGTCCAGGCTTGATCGTCCTGAGGGCCGATCCGGTGGCCCGAACCATTGGCTTCGTCTACCTGCCAGGCGCTCAGGGGACCGTATTACCGAACCAGCCACCGCCGAACCAGGCCACTGGTACCTACGAGATCCCGCTCTACTACGTCACCACCGCCACGGCGTTCCTCGACGTACGCCAGTTCGCCACAGCCACCAACGACAACTACCGCCCAGCGTCGCCTTCCACCGGCCCGTACAACAACAGCAACTCCTGCGCCAGGGGCCGACTGTATCGCACCAATCCCTATACCACGATCACCACAGTCACCAACTACGGCTTCGATTCGGTTTCCTATGGAGCCCTCTTCTGGAGCGGTTACACGTTTATCTGCCCCTACGCCGACGACTATCTCGTGATCGGCCAGACGGGCTTTGCCGCCAGCGCCGCAGGCCAGTGGTACAACATGTGGATACGCCGCAACAGCAACGACGTTAGCTTTATGAGCAGCCTGGCTACTGCTGGGGGCACATGGTGCATGGTCAATGTTAGTGACATCATCCCTTGTAAGGCAGGGGACAGCCTTACGATCACCCATCGCTGCTCCACGAACGGACTTCAAGGATTAGTTGGTCAGAGTGGTTCAATAGCCTTCTTCGCAGTGAGGGCGCTATCGAGATGACCTTCCTGGTGCCGGCTAACTTCCGACAGCTTCCCCCAGTTTGGGAGATAGCCCAACCCTTCCGCATCGATGCCACCGGAACCGTGGGCTTCGATGCTGACCCGGAGCGCTGGGCCATCAACCACATCCTGGCCCTGCTCCTGACCAACCCCGGAGAGCGGGTCATGCGGCCCACTTACGGGGTAGGCATCTACGGCTTCGTTTGGGAGAATGACGACCCCATAGAAGAGCAGAACTTCATCACGGCGATCAACATGGGACTCGCCACCTACGAGCCGAACATCAACGTCACCGAAGTCGAGTTCGTGCAACAACCCCAGTACCACGGGATAGTGGTGCTGATGATTTCCTTCACCGTGGGCAACTCGCCCACCACCCACGCCTTCTCTGTCAACGTCAGCGGTAATCAGGTGGAAATCAGCGCATGAGTGTCGCCCCGGTCTCTCTCGGCACGATCTCTGATGTCATAGGCGGAACGAACGTCGTCGTTCCCCCCATTGATTACACGTCGCGGGACTACACCAGCCTCGTCAATGACATGCTGAACCTGATCCCGAGTTTTCTACCGGAGTGGACCGACCGCTCTCCCGGCGACTTCGGGGTCGTTCTCCTGGAGCTATTCGCCTACGTCGGTGATGTCCTCAACTTCTACACCGACCGAATCGCCAACGAGGCGTTCATCGCCACGGCCCAGCAACGCCAGTCGATTCTCAACCTGGCTGCTCTGCTGGACTACACACCACACGGCAACGTATCCGCCACCACCAATCTTCAGTTCACCATCGGCCAGCCCTGCGCCGCCCCGGTCCTGGTTCCACAGGGCACCGGAGTATCGACCCTGCTCATCGGTCAGCCCATTGTCTTTGAGACCAGCACCGACCTCTGGATCTACGGCGACGCGGTCTCTACCACCCTCAGTGCCACCAGCAATGGTCAGGCCTACCAGCAATTTTACCTGGGAGATCCCACCGGCACCCTCCCCTACCCGGTCTACAACTTCACCGGGGGCAGTGGCAATCAGACGGTGACGGTGGCCGGTACGGCCTGGACCCTGGCGCCTGGCAACACCTTCGTGGGCGTGCCAAGCACCGGTACCGCTTCCCAGGTCTACACCGTCGTCAACGGCAATGCGGTCCTCTTTGGCAACGGCACCAACGGCCAGATCCCGCCCAACAACGCCGCCATTGCGATCACCTATCAGCCGGCGGCGCCTGGTAACTACACGGGCAGCGTCGCGGCCATGCACGGCCAGTCCACCCTGGGCGAAAACATCGGCATCTCAGACGGCACTCCCGGTCAGCAGTACACCCTCTTCAACACCCCAGTAGTGGACGGTAGCGTCCAGGTCTTTGTCGATGAGGGTGGCGGTCCAGTGCCGTGGTACTACCACCAGCGCATCATCGATGCCTTCTCCAGTGAAGCTGCCTTCACACTCTCGGTCGACGCCAACAGCGTGGTCACCGTCATCTTCGGGGACAACTTGGCGGGACGTATACCGGCTCCTGGAGCACTGATCACTGCCAGCTACATGGTTGGTGGTGGGGCCATCGGCAACGTCGCTCCGAACTCGTTGAACCAGTTAACGGTCAACATCTCCCAGGTAACCAGTGTCACCAATCCTCAAGCAGCAGCCGGCGGGGCCGACGCTGAGACCATCGACCACATCCGGGTTCACGCCCCACTGTCGATCACCGCTATCAATCGAGCGGTGGCACTGGATGACTATGCCGCGCTCGTCCTAAATCTCGCCAGCATCGCCAAGGCTGCCGCCCTCTCCACAGCTTACAACGCCGTGAACCTCTACATCCACCCCGCCGGCAGCTTCATCCAGGACGTACCTACGTTGACCAACCGGGTCAACGCTTTAGCCACCGCGGTTACCAACTCCAACTACACCGGCTACATGGACGACAAGAAGATGGTGGGCACCTCCATAGTGGTGTTGCCACCCCAGTACAACAAGGCCAACGTGCTTCAGACCGGTTATGTCCCGGTCAATGTGACTGCCACCATCCAGGTACTGCCCCAGTACCATCAATCGGTGATAAAGGCCGCCTGTGTGGCTGCGATCCAGAACCTCTTCCTGTTCTCAGTGGTGGACTTCGGCTCCAGGATCAGCCTGTCGAGCGTTTATCATGCCCTCATGGATGTGGAGGGCGTGGACTACGTAAACGTGAGTGTGCTGGCCCGACAGGAGGCCACCCAGGGAGCTTCTGACGTGATCTGTGCTGCTTACGAGATCCCTCAAGCAAACCCACTCGGGATCATCGTGAATGCAAACGGGGGCGTGATCTATTAATGGCTGCCACCTTTCCACGAGCGATCAAGATCTTCACGGTCTTCCATGACTACACCGACATCATCTGGGCCTTGAGCATCAACGAGTGCCATGACGAAATCCAGGCCCTGGAGAAGACCCTGGGTGCGAGTCCCTTTTCTGGCACGCCCTACACGAGCTTTGGCGGGGCTATTCAGGATCTCTTCCTGAACAAGGCCCCGATGTCCCACACTCACGATCATCACAGCTTGCTGGATGACACAGTGGGCAATGACCACCCCCAGTACATCATGGTCAATGGCTACCCCGGCTTCAGTCGGCCCGTGGCCGGCGTAGCTGGTGGCGCGCCGGCAAACCTCGTGACCCTGAGCCAACTACAGAGCTTCGGCTACCAGAACAACGCTCAGGTACAAAACGCAGTCAACGCTGCCACCGCATCCCTGATGGCTGGTGCCAGGGGTGGTCCTCCCCTGCTGGGCGCAACATCATCGACGGCCTGGCGGATCCAAGGCGGTCTCTGCTCAGGCTGCACCGACGGTAATGGCCGAATCACGGTGGCTTTCGGGAGCGGCTACGGTCAATGTGTTCAGGCCTTCTCCTGCACCAAGCTGCCACCTGAAGGAAGCGGGCCGTGCCCGCCCTACAACTGGATCGAGGCCCAGGTGACTCTTGTTGGCGTAGCCGGGAACAGCGCCACCGTGCAGTTCTCCCATGACTACTCCATGCAGGCCGGTATGTGGGTCAGCTTCACCTGGATCGCCATGGGGATCTGATGCCAACCCCACCCCCTGTCGATGTCACCCAGCGTTATCCCGTAATGACCCGTGACTTTGTCACGTACCAGGATCAGCCGGGAGATGTCAACCACATCATCACAGGTCCAGACGGTACTACCCCTCTCGATCTGACTGTTGATGCAAGCATCGTCACCAAGGATCTGCACACCGAGATCATCTCCATGGAAAAGACCATCGGAGCGCCACCGTTCCTGGTACCCAAAACAACGACTCTCGGCGGATCGATCCAATGGCTCTTCGCCAACAAGTCTCCTGGACAGGTGGATTCTCGTGGAGCCATCACGCCGCCACCTCTGAAGCCCACCACTGGTCCCGGAGATCGCAGTGACAGCAACACCCCACCAATACCTACGCATA